AACTCAATATCTTTTTAACAAATTGTAAATAACCAGTATGGAATACATAATCTGCTAGTGTTAAATGACCAAAATGACCAACACAATATATATAATTGAGTCCGCACGTGTCACAATCTCGAGATTCATTTGTTGTTCCCATTCGGGAATCAATCAAACCACCTCTTTTGGGTTCTGAATTATCATACAGATCTGCTGCCGTAACACCATCTGTGTCTTTTCCTAATGCTGATCCTCTCAATATCTCTGGATTGGGCCAAACATTAAATTTAATTTGGTCAATTTTCTGAATTTGATCATCATAGGAGTATATGTCTGTATCCATATTTTATGATTTTTTGCGATATTACCTTGTTAATGTTCTATTTTTTAAGTGGTTATAGCAACAGCCATATTTAAATCAATTTTTTAATAAAACAATTTAATCAATAATAATTAAATAATTAAATAATTAAATAATTAAAAACTATATCTATTTTTAATTATTTGTCCAATTACAAATATATTGTCATTTCTTTATATCACTTAAATCTACTTATAAACATTAAAAGTAACATGAATGTTTTGTAAAAAATCAAGTATCACCGATAAACCATTTTTTATTTACACAAGAATTACAAGATTTATCATATCTATCATTTAATTCGGCCATTTCTTCTAATACATTTTCTATATTTTTATCTTCGTCTATTTGACGGATAATTATTTCATAAGTTGTTACATCAAATAAATTTACCATTAATTCAATACATAATACATCATCATTCTGGACTATATATTCCATTTTAATAACATCAATAAATTTATTATTATATCCTACGTAATTTATCAATTTTGGTAATATATTTTTGTTTTTGTTGTCTAATTTAAAATAAATTTTTGTAATTTTATGAATGTTAAATAGATTATGCTCATTATTGTTTTTAAATTTGTATAAATTACATATTCCATTGTACAAAGATGAACATCTGATTATTTTACTATCTGATTTAAAATGAGAACAATCGATATCGATATATTTTTTAACAAATAAAATCTTACTGTTTATAAATTTATTTAATACACTTGCTAAGAATGAATCTGAAGATTCAAATAAAAGTGTCATTATAATATCTAGTAATGTTATAAATACGTATATGTACTTCAATAACATGTACCTAACGTATAATTTCAGTCCATAATTAACATTATTATTGTATAATATTTTTATATCACATGGTCTTATTAATTCATATAATGAAAGTATATAACTGTATATATAAAATAAGACGGTGTATAACATTTATAATAATTTATAGTAAGTTATTAGTTATGTTTAATCCTTTATGTTTATTAGATTATTTTAAATTAGAGAAACAATAATACTAAAATGTAAAGGAGTACGCAAATAATATATAAAATCATTGTAATATATATATCGATGTCGCTGAGTACAATCCACGACATTATCATCAGAATAATAAAATAATAATAGTTATTATTCATTTCGTGTTGCATTTTCTTAAGTTTTGATTTTAATAATAATGTTTCAGATTCTAACGAATTTAATCTGTCTTCTGTCGACCTTATTATTTTGCCTGTAGTTATGTCGAATTTTACTATAAAATTTTCTTTGGATTTTGCATCTAAATTTATTATTTTGATGATTCCCTTTTCCGATTTTAATAATTCTGGAATATTGTTTTTAATATCGATAGGTAGTTGAATAGATTGAATAGATTGATTAGGTTGAATAGATTGATCTATTTGTTTAACTTCCTGAATAGATTGATCTATTTGTTTAACTTCCTGAATAGATTGATTAGGTTGATTAGGTTGATTAGGTTGATTAGGTTGATTAGACTGATCTATTTGTTGAATAGGTTCAGTAACATTATTATTTTGTGGTTCTATCATTACTAATAAATTAAATCAAATTAAATATATATTATTATATATTTAAATTTTGACAAAAAAAACAAATTGTTCATAATATTATCCTTTTTTGTCGAATATATCCATTATTTTTAAAAAAACGATACAAATAACAATAATCATAACTATAACAGCTCCCCAATAGCTACCCTTATCCTTTACAGTATCTTTTTCATCATCATCTGAATCATCATCACGATATGTATTTCTTTTTGATTTCCTTTTACTTTTAACTTCTGCATCGACCAATTTATCTTCTAAATTTTTAATTCTGTCATCAAGAGATTTGATAATTTCATTTTCTGTTTTAGTTTTATTTGCTTCAATAAATAATTTTACTTTTTCGTCAAATAATTGGCCTAATTCATTTTTTAAATTAGCATCCATAATGGGCTATATATTTTTAATAAAATTGAATTATATATTTTTTTTGATAAAATTGACTTAAGTATATACTGTTAATAAACTTTCAATAACATACAAATAAGCAAGAAGAATGAATAATCTTCCATGGATTGAGAAGTATAGACCAAAGTCATTGGACGAAATCATTTCACATACAACAATTATTAGTACATTGAGACAGGCAATTGATAAAAATGCATTACAACATTTACTGTTCCACGGTCCTCCTGGAAGTGGAAAAACAAGTGTCGCAATGTCTATCGCACGTCATTTATATGGACCAAAAATGGATTTGATGGTACTTAATATTAATGCGTCTGAGGAGAGAGGTATTGAAGTTGTTCGTACAAGAATATTACAATTTGTTGCAACTAAAAATATATTTAGTGATGATAATTTGTTTAAACTGGTTATATTGGATGAAGCAGATGCTATGACTTCTGATGCTCAAGCAATGTTAAGACAAGTTATAGAAAATTTTTCTAGTACGACACGATTTTGTTTGATTTGTAACCAAGTTAAAAAAATAACTCAAGCATTACAATCAAGATGCGCATGTTATAGATTTCCACCATTAGCGAGTGAAGCCATTCGAAATAGAGTGAAACAAATTGCACAAAAGGAGAATATTAATGTTATGGAAAGTGGTATCGATGCTATGATAAAAATATCAAAAGGTGATATGAGACGTGTGATAAATATATTACAGTCAACAAGTTTATCGTATGATATAGTTGATAATAATGCAGTAATAAGATGCACTGGGTATATAAGTTCTGAACACATTGATATTATTTTGAAGTCTTTAATTAATGAGTCATTTGAACAATCTCATAATTTAGTTGATAATATTAAAAAACAATATTCCTATACATTAGCAGATATTTTAACGGAAATATCAAATATACTTATTGATTATATTTCGAATAAACCTATCAATATAAATAATATTGATGTGAACAAAATGTCTGAAGAAAATTGTCTCAAAATATTAGAACAAATTCGGGAAATTGAATTTAATCTAACGACTTGCACAACGGATACTGTTCAGACGGCAGCATTTATAGGAATATTTAATTCGAATACACCTATTAAAAAAGATAAAAATGTAAAAACTAAAATTATAGAACAAAAACAAACTAAAGTAAAAATTTAAAATTCATTAATCGTATTTGTATCGTAATTTATTAATTTATAACCACTTAAAAAAATGACAATAAAATTGATTATTCAAATGTCAAATATGGGATTTAATATACCAAAAAAGGTAAAAACAGACAGGGAAAACAAAATAGATACGATGGACAAAAATAAGAAATCAAAATTACAACGTCCTCAAAATAAATTTTTATTACCTGATGACAACCCATCTGATAATAAGCATACTAGTAATAAACATATAAATAGTTCTAAGGAAGAATCTAGTGAAGTATTTAACACTAATTTATCAGTTCAATTAGATCAAATAGATCAAATAGGTCAATTTATTGAACCAGATCAAACTGATAAAAATAATCAAAATAGAGATAACTCAGATGACAATAATAATAATAATAATAATGATGAAGATGAAGATGAAAGTGATGGTTGGCGTAAAGTTGGAACTAAAAACAAAAAAAAACCCAAGATTGTTGTGAGGAATAATAAAATACAGAATTCTGAAATGGAAACTAACTTAAGACAGAATTCTGAAACATACAAGATATCTCATAGCAAACCTTATCCAATTTCCCATACGAATTCTTATACGAATTCTCAAATTGTAAATAATACACAAGAAACAGTCAATAAAGTACAACCTGATGAGAATATTTCTGTATTAAATTCGTTATTGAATGGTGATAGCGATATTATATCGGATATTGAAGATTCTGTACAAATTATCGAAGAAGGAGAAAAAAATAAAAATCTTGATAAGGGCACTGAATTAAAATTTAAACATTCATGGAAAATTTATGTTCACAAGGCTGAATCAAATGATTGGTCAATAGAAAGTTTTGATAAAGATTTTTACACAATAGATTCTGTTAGTACATTCTTACAATTTTTCAATAATTTTTATAAATTCAATTCAAAGATGCATAACTTTTTCATAATGAAATCGCAAGATGACGGAACTTTTATTGAACCGACATGGGAACATAAAGAAAATAGAAATGGAGGAATTTGTTCAATCAGGATTGATTCATTACATGGTGTAGAATTAATGCAACAATTATGTATGTTAATGATGAATGAATGTTTGATACCAAATATGAATATAATTAATGGAATATCATATGGTGTCAAGACAAATTGGGCATTGATAAAGATATGGACTAATGACAAAGTTGAGGATATAAGTAAATTATTACCTAACGCTGTTGTAGGTACATATTGTAATATAAATGTTAGATATAGACTCAATGTTCCAGAATATTAATTTAGTTTATTTTGTGTATAATTTTATGAATTTAGTATATTAATCATAAGGTTGATATATTGTTCCATACAAAAAATTGATTTGTTAAGTATTTACAAAGTTCATTATAACTGGACTTTATTAAAATGCTTCAGAAAACGTGCAAAAAAGAGAAAAGAGGATTATCACGAGAGCTTATAAAATGGAGAACATTAAGCTCTTGGTGATTCCTGCCACAGAGAAGATTGATGACAAGATTACACCGCAAACAATTGCATGTGATTCTCTGAAGGAGGTCGAGGGGAAGATTTGTTCCATGACAGAAAAGATACGGAGTCTTAGTCTGGTGTACAATGTGCCTGATTCTGATTATGTTGATGATACTCTACGGCATCTTACATATTCAATCCAGAAGAAGGGATTCACGACACCATCTGGTGAAGTCCAGGTAAAGCTGACAAAGGTAACTAACGATTACATAAAGACCATTTTTGTATAATTTTTTGTACAAGAATGTGTATTTTTGGAATTTTGCCTTTTAGGTTTTTTTGGTAAAAATGGTTTTTTTGGTAAAAATGGTTTTTTTTATTTTTTTATTTAAATTAATTTAAATTAGTTCGATTGGATTAATACAATGTTTCAAGTTTGTCATATCCCAGGTCGATTGCTGCAGTATCAATACCGCTTGCTTCAATACCCTTTACTATAACTAACATATCTTCTATTTTTGCTAAGACATCTGTTTCAAATTTGAATAATTTATTATATGATTCATCGATATCTCTTATGACGTGAGAATATCCAATCGTTCCCAAGATAGCATTTGGTGCAATTAGTGTTCCATCTGTTTCGACAATTTTATGTATTTCTAAAGCAGCATCAGAGAATTCTTTAAATGTTGGCGTATTATTTTTAATATAATCTATAGTAACTATTTGTTCACAATGTTTTTCTAATAATCTGTCAAAATAATAAACGATAGAACCACTTTGTAATACCAGTTGTTTAGATAAATACCCATTATATTCAACACTATCAATAGTTTTAGGATTATACGTGGTTATAATATAATTTAATTTTTCTCTGATGCCGGAATTTATGTCACCTGTTTGTCCAATAGAATTGATATCTGTAAATGCTTTTTGTAATTGTTCGAAGTATAATTTTATAGTTCCGATAGGAATTTTTCTTTCAACGAAGCACACTAATGTTAATAAAAATAATCTCGATATACGTTTTGCATACTTAACTTCTTCCCATATAAACAATTCTTCGGCACATAACATAATTACTATATCGGCATACATATAATCGGCTGTAGGAGGAGAAATGGGTAATAACATACCAGTTTTTTTTATTTGTAAATATCCATCCAAATATTTTTGTGTGTAGGCGTCATGATTAAGATAGATATCATAATATCTAGTTTTCATATCGTTTTCATGGGGTACTGATATATCAACCAATTCAAATGGCACATTGAGTTTAACATCTCTACCGTTAATTTCCATGGTAGTTTTGTTATTAACTTTCAAACGAAACAATGCGAATTTAACAATTGTGTATCTCTTAACGATTGTCAAATCATCCATTAACATAGTGTAAATATTATTTCTGGGTTCATTGAATGGCAATCCTTCATCTCTGGTTCCATTATTGTAAGAAAATATATTTTTAACCTCGATATAATTATTTGAAGTAAAAGGCAAACCATTATATACAGTACTTATACCACTCCATTCGATATCACGTGTTGATTGTGTTACTGTTTTTAAATTATCTTTTCTAATTATACCAGTTTCTGTAATTTCACTATCAAATGTATCTATTTTTTTAAGTTTTATTGAATTGAGTTTATATTTGGATCCAGGAAATTTAGTATTATACTGATTAATCAAATCATTAATAAATTCATCTACTTTTTTATCTTTTGTTTCTCTATTTAATAATCTAGTAAACAACAATTGGTACAAATCATTTGATTTGTAACTGGCTTTTAATAATGATGATAATGACCATTTAAGTTCAGATATTGCAAATGAAACAACCTGCACTAATAAATCTTTCATTCTATCTACAGTTATATTATTTCCAAATTTGTCGACTTTAGATCCTATATTTTTATAATCGACAGCAATGTTATAATCCCAGTCACCTAATCCATATCCATCAATAATTGTATTCATATGTGTTTTGGCTTCTCTGGAAACAGGATCATTTTTTAATGTAATTTTTTTGAATAAATTGCGTATATACATTCTTGTCGTGTTACCTCCTTTATATAATAAAACTATATCATGTTGTGATAAAAGATAATCTGACGCTGAACTATTTCCATAGTTAGGATCATATACTTCATTAAATTTACTGATAAATTTTTTTATTGCGTAATCAATTGTAAAATTAATATAATTTGTAAATAATTCAAATGTTTCAGCTGTTAAATAATTTTTGATAAATAAATCTGTGAAATACACATTGAAGTATTTTTTGAACAAATAAAGTTCGTTTTTTTCATAAGTATCTTCATTCACAACCATTTGTGTTCCAAAACAAGCATATTTGTGTACATCATCATATTTTATAAATTTACTTGTGTCTCTTTCTTCGTCCAATACTGTTGAAAACAGACATTTACCGACATCACTCAAATCATTTGTTATTCCAGTTTTAATTTGAGCATTTTTTGTGGTATATTTATATTTATTATTTATCATTTCGTCAATAAATATATCAATATTGTCAAAAGATGAACGATTACCTCCTTTTTTATTATTTTTTTTTTCGTAGTATGCATGATATAATTGGTTGATAGCACCATCATTACCTCCACCCGTCATTTCTGATATAATTTTACATGAATTTGTTTTATCCAATTCATCAACATAACTATTAAATTTATGTCTATAGTACATGTATCCTAATTTTGTTCTTTCTAATTTTAGATCTTCTTGATCTCTAATAGATGGACCACCCATACCAGCAAGTTTATTAATTTTATTTGTTTGATTTACAATGTCATGCTGAAATGAACCAAACGATAATAGTTTATCTTTTTCTTTATTATATTTAACACAATCTTCCATAAATTTTTTTTTGTCTCGGAGTCCCAATACTGGACCTGGAGTAAGAACAGGAGCAGGGGCAGGAACATAACCAGGTACAAGAGGTGCAGGTGGTATAGGAGCTACAACTCCTCTATATCTATCCAATTCTCTTCTCAATTCTTCACTTCTTGCTCGTAATCTTTCAAGTTCTGCCTCCAATTTTTTATTTTTCATTTCGTAGCCTGTCGAGACACCAACTATCTCACCGATATCTGCGACAATATCATACAATAAACTATATTCTAAACTGTTCATACCAAAATTACTCATACTATGAAATGTATTTATATATACTGTTAATATAAATAAAATATAATAAATTATTAAAAATAATTTATTATAACGAATTTAAAAAATACAAAATGGGACTAATAAATAAATAAATAAATTATTCGTCATCGACATCGTCATCATAGTCATCTATGTCTTCATCATCAGATTCATTTTTACCAGATTTCTTTATTTTAATTGGTTTATCATCATCACTATATTCGTCATCCTCATCGCTGAAATTATTATTAACACTCTTATCGTTAACCGGAACGATGCCAACAAGAATTTGTCCCAATGATGCAATAAAATATTTTATAAAAATGGGATAATTATTTTTCAAATAGATTTGTATGTTTTGGCACAGTCCTGAACATTTTTGGAACATCGTGAAATATTTCAATTCGAATATTCCTTGAACGATAAGTCCTTTTCCTGGAATTAATGGTTTTATTTTAACACCATTATGTTCAGATGCATCAATTGTTATACTTTTATCTGAGCAATCACCCGTAGAAGTAAATGTTATACTATTTTCTTTACATACAATTTCAACATAATCTGCTAATTGAGATAAATCTTTACATACCCTGTGGAATTCTGATGATTCCATTGTAACAACCATATCAAATTTTGTTTCTGGAATTTTATATGTCTTTTTATCAATATCCAATGTTTTCAATCTGTTGCGTGTTCGACTATTTCTAACTTCATTTTCTACATCTAATATCAACAAATGTTTTTCATCACTGTCGATTGATATTCTCAATATATCATCCTTATCAAGTGATCTTATCAATTTATGTAATTGAGACAAATTAATACCCACATCGTAAACTGGTTTCGATACTTTGAAAATTCCAAATTTTTTCGATTCGAGTTTAATAACAATAATCAGCGATTTTGTAGTATTTACTGCAATAATTTTAATTCCGTAAA